CTCATTCCTTTATGAATGCGTTGTCGCACTCAGGAAAACAACGAGAGACCGGGCGCTGCCACTTATGGCGCACGCCCGTCCATCCACGTTTCAAGCAAGCACGGTGTGGCACCGTGTAATGAAGCCCTGATTTATTACACCCATCACTGGGCGTACTACAGGCACTGCGGGCTCTTTCTAATGATAGAAGAGCGTCCAGAAGACACCACCTGGTGTCACTAGGTGATTGCTCTGCAGCAGTCACCCTGGCAACACTGACTTCATAGCGATGAAGATCCTGACTCCAACGGAGCTTGGATTCAAATCGCCAGAGATAGTCAATGTCCCGTTCAACATACTCGAATATGCCAGACTGATCGAAGTCATTCACCATAGGTAAATGACCAACAAACGATCTGACGTAAACGTATAACGTTGAGGCAGTTTCCTCGTATCCATCGGCGCGAAGGCTTTTGGCCATCGTACAAATCGACACGAGATCTTCATAGTTAGACACAACATGAGTCTTCAACCGACGAGGTGTGACATCAACGCCTTTATAGGCATCAGTACCACAGGATTCTCTAAAGAACCCCTGAACGAAGGATTTTCCTCTGTTGACCGTAAGGCCAGCATCGGTTAGTCCCCGAACAACGTCATCATAATAGGTTGAAGGTCCGATTATATCATCACCAAACACATATACACGACACTCCGAGGACTTCCTCGGGGACATGTACACGGCAGCTTGAGCCAGAGCCCAGAACACTAAGGACTCCACGGGAAAGCATAAAGCATTCCCCATGGGAGCCCACTTATGTAACGGAATGACCCGCCCGTCAAAGAGCTGAATTTCTTCAGCTCTACTACACGATATGATGTGGTAAGCATAATCGCCAAATAAGTATTTGACGACACCACAGCTCATACAGTCCGAAGCCTCCTTCAAGTCAATGGTAAACCATGACCTGTCGCGGCTTCCGGCTAGAGCCAGATCACCATTAACAGACTGGTCTCTCAGAGAAATCTGAGGACCAATATGCTTCATGATGGCAGACTCGAGTAGACGACGTTGCCCTTGTTGGATCCAAATCGACTCTCTAGGATGCACGCTAATTAGGCGTGGACCCCGAGAGTCTTTAGGGACCGAGACAAGTTTGGACCGAATAGGTCCAGTATCAGGGAACTTCTCCGATATACTAATCGCTTCGATGGCCGACGGGTAAAAACCCGGAAGGCAGACGAAGTTTTCATAGAACGAATAATATTCCTCAATAGAACGAGGAGACGACGTGAAGTTGGTCCTGTCGTAATGGTCATAGCGCGGAAAAACCGCGCCAGGGCCATGAGACGGAACAACATCATGCCACCTAATGTCACCGATTACGCGTGACACGAGGGAGCGAGCAAGACGCCAATAATGCGGACGACGACCTATCTCTTTTTCGAGAGAAAGATCGTAATCAGCAACTTGGCAATCTCGATTATAAAACGAAGCTTGCGCTTCATTATTTTGTTCATTGGTTGGCTCAAGCCTTGCCTTGTAACCGAACACAAGTACCTGTCTAAGATACCTCAATAACAAGGGATCATGCTTTAGCATGAAACCTTCCCATAGCGGCATAAGCCATTCTGGTATGGACTGACGTGATATCACGTCAGTCCAAGTGAGCACAAGCTCATTTTCGAGGTAGCAAAGCAGTTGCTTGTCTAACATAGGTCCTTCTTTAAGGACCCAATTCATGTCCAAATCAGGGGCGCACAAGTGCAGTCCACTGAGAGAGAACACGTCAGTTAGCAGGTTCCTGTATGCTTTTAATAGTATACTCATAACTAGTATATGCTAGCGACCTGGTTGAAACCTCCCCTACGGGAGGTATTGTTCGTTCTAATGCTCTAAGTTGAGCGTCTGTTCACTGCTCGTGGTTGACAAAGATCTCGTCCATAAGGTCGAGACCAGTATCATCCTCCTGCAGGATTGTGACAAGACGTTGGATGACCGCAAGGACATCCGAGGAATTGACACTAGCCGATTTTGGCACAGTAACGACAACATATGCGGACACGGGGGCAATAACGCCCTCGACCGTGAGCGATAGGTGGCGGTCCACGCGAAGGACACTGTTAAACGACGGCAATTTTGTCGCCGAGTCAGTGATTTCGCGATGGCGAATCGTCATTACTTCCGGGAGGGTTACCCCCCGGGAGGTTTCGATCCGCTTGGATCCCTTCTCGTCTGAAAACGCCAGTTTAAAACTGAGCGTATCGATTGTGAGGTCATTAGTCATGATGAGGTTGTTGCTTTTGCAACGATGTTACTAGATTACTGACATCCTAACGTTTCGCCACCAACTGGTGGAGCAGGGCGGCCGCTAAGGCCATCTGCTTCTTTCCAAAACGCCCGCTCGAAATCACCTTAGTGGTGGTATCGAGTGGTTGTCTGGTGTATTGAATAACCGTGGTACCTGAGACCGTAGTCTGTGCAGTCGGATTAATGAGTTTGCCAGCAGTGTCTCTGTCAGAAATGACAGTTGACGCCTGGGCAGCCCATTTTTCTGACACGCATGCCTCTATGATCTGCTTTCTATTGCCCGTGAGGGCATTATCGAGCGAATCACAGACGCCACGAAGGTCGACGAACCAGTCAACGACAAACGAATAGGGAATCTTTTCCCATACGTATGACGCAGGACCGGCTCCTCCGAACTTCCTAAGAGCATAGTCTAGAGCGGCTAAACCGCTCGAGGCATATACTTCGGATCTAAAACCACGCAGCGTCATACGCCGAGTAGGCTTCAGAACTTGAGAATAGTCACCATCATAATAATAGCGACCACCCCAGTTAGTACCATTGGGAACATTACATCGTACTTCTCCCTCAATTTTGGAGGATAGAACGATGGGCTTGCCGGCATTTTTGCGATATTTCAAGAAGTCGTCCTTAAGGGACTTAATCTTCTTGGACATCGTTTTGATATCAGCAAGCAGTGGAGCTAACCCGAACGAATAGGCAAGAAAACTACCAGATAGACGCTTAGCCTTTTTTGAGAGCCCTCGAACAGAGGGACGTTTCTTAAGGGCGTAGGTCGTACTAGCATCTTCAAGCGTATTACGCAACTGTGTCAATGACTCAGGTATTTGGTGAGCTTCAGCGATGTTGAGGATATTATCTACCTCAGTTTCGTTGAAGAACTTATGCACCAGGCCATTGACTTGCGCTTGTTGGGTGACAGGGTAGGAGACGGTAAAATGAACCGCTCCGAACTCAGACGGAACCCCGTAGTTATACGACAACGCATTAGGTCCTAAGTGACGGTAATTTGAGCCGCCGTATGAAAATACGACCTCGCTCTTATCACTGAAGCTATGGATCCGACGCGTGTGAGTGACTGCTCGCATAACCCTCCCAATAGGGAGGGCACCGGGCTGGTCAATCATAGTCTCGTAATCATATGATGACGAGGTAGGTGCTGATGTTGCAAGGAAGTAGACCGGTCCAGAGGGCAATAATTGCCATGTAACGGTACCTCCAGCACTAATCAGCTGTTCGTTAACTTTGTTTCTTGTTCTCATTTCAGTGGATAGGCGCACACCAG